GCAGCAAACAGAGATATTAAATTCTCAATTATTAATATTAAACCAGATGATAAAACATTTGATTTGATAGTTAGAAGATATAATGATACGGACGCTAATTTAAGTGTTATTGAGAAATTTTCTAAATTATCATTAGACCCATCAGATAATGGATTTATTGGTAGAAAAATTGGTACTTCAGATGGCGAGTTTCCATTAAGAAGTAACTACATAATGGTAGATATGGCGACAGATTATCCAACTAACGGTATACCTGCAGGTTTTGAAGGTGTACAAGTTAGAGATTACATTGGTGATAGAACGGCATTAGCACCACAAATAGAATATGGTACAGAGTATCCATCACTAAATAATTCACAATTAAGAAGATATTATTTAGGTCTTAACACTACTATTGGTGTGGATCAAGATTTCTTCGATTATAAAGGTTTGGATGCCGTTACCGGTTTAGCTTATACAGGTAAATCTGATGGTTTTCACTTAGACGTAAATGCTGAAGGAGCGGAAATATCCGCAGGTGACAATAGTTATTTCCCAACATTACAAGTAGGGGTTTCTGCATTTACTACTGAAGCTTCACTAGTAGGTGGACCATATGAAAAAGTAAGTGCTAGAAAATTCACATTTGCACCTTATGGTGGTTATGATGGGTGGGATGTTTATCGTTTAGATAGAACAAATACTGATTCATACACTAAAAATGGAAGTAAAGGTAGTGAAGGATTAACTAATGGTACGTTTACTACTTATACAACATCAGAAGGTGATGACGGTATTACTTCTGACTACTACGCATACTTAGAAGGTATTTACACTTATAATAATCCTGAAGCAGTTAACATCAATGTATTTGCAACACCAGGATTAGATTTAAGAGATCAACCTTCATTAATTGATTCAGCAGTCGATATGGTTGAAAATGATAGAGCAGATTCATTGTACGTAATTACTACTCCTGATACGGATAGTGATGGTGAAACTGTTTTAACACCAGATGAAGCAACCGGAATTTTGGATGACTCAGGAGTAGATAGTAACTATTCCGCTACTTACTTCCCTTGGTTACAAATGAATGATACAGAAAACAATCAATATATTTGGTTACCACCAACATTAGAGGTTGTTAGAAACATCGCATTAACCGATAACGTTGCTTTCCCTTGGTTCGCAGCAGCCGGTTTAAACAGAGGTACAACAAACGCAATTAAAGCGAGAGCAAAATTAACCTTAGATCAAAGAGATGATTTATATGAAGGAAGAATTAATCCAATGGCAACATTCTCAGATGTAGGTGTTGTAATATGGGGTAACAAAACCTTACAAGAAAAAGAAACGGCACTTAACAGAATTAATGTTAGAAGGTTGTTATTACAAGCTAGAAAACTTATTTCAGCAGTTTCTATTAGATTATTATTCGAACAAAATGATGATGTTGTAAGAAATCAATTCCTTTCATTGGTTAACCCAATATTAGATAATATTAGAAAAGAGAGAGGTTTAACTGACTTTAGAGTTGTATTAGATGATACACCAGAATCTATTGATAGAAATGAATTAAATGGTAGAATATTCATTAAACCAACAAGATCTTTAGAATACATTAGTATAGAGTTTAATATTACTAATACTGGAGCATCTTTCGATGATATTTAAAATCATTATAACATAATATTAAGGTGGGATTATTCCCACCTTTTTTTTACCTATGAAAATAAAATTAAGTCAATATCAAAAAAGTCTACTTTTGGAATTTAAAAAACGAGCATATTCATTTGATTGGGATGACAATATTTTATTTATGCCAACAAAAATTCATTTAGAAAAAAAAGTAGGTACAGAATGGATACCTGTTTTAGTTGGTACTGAAGAATTTAGAGAAATTAGAAATAAAATAGGTAAAGATTATAGATATGGGAAAAATGATTTGTATTTTGCATTTAAAGATTTTAGAGAATATGATGCATTTCTAAGGGACACTAAAGAAGCATTAAGAAAAAAATCTTTTGGTCCTAGTTTTGAAAAATTTAAAGAAGCCTTATTATATGGAAATGATTTTTCCATTATCACTGCTAGGGGTAACCCTCCACAATCAATCAAAGACGGTATAAAATTAATTATTGATACCTTATTCACTAATGAAGAAAAAGAAATGATGGAATCCAATCTTTATGGTACTTCTATTGAACAATATTTAAACCTACAAGATTACTATCCTGTGACTTCTGAGGCGTTTATTGATGAATTTGATACCGATATAGGCGTAAAGAGTCCAGAAGTCGGTAAAATGATTGCATTGAAGACATTTGTGGAGAGAGTGGTAAGTGCAGTAAAAGAAATGAAAGATAATCCTGAATATACTGGTATGAGTATAGGTTTTAGTGATGATGATTTGGGGAATATTGAGAGTGCAGAAAAGTATATAGAGGAGGAGTTAAAAAAATTATATCCCGAAGTTAAGTTTTTAGTATATGACACTTCCAACCCTAAAAACCCAAAAAAGAAAAGGATAATAATTAAAAAATAGAATTTTATTTAAATACTAAATATTTATTAATAAATACTAAAATGAAAAAGAATATAAATAACGAAATCGAAAGAATGAAATCATTGTTTAATGAGGAGAGACTTTACGGAAATATTGAAGATGGAAAAGAAAATTTAGACGAAGGTTTAAAATCAACATTTAAAGGTATTGGTGGTATGTTTAGAGGGACTGGTTACAGTTATACTAAATATGCATATGAATTATCTGGGGCACTAAAAGAACTTAATGAAGAATTGGAAGAAACAATTAGAGAAGTTAATAAGATAATAGACAAATCTAATAAATCTAAAATGAGTAACGCCGCATATGATAGATTAACGGTTCATGTAGGAGATGCGATAGATACTTATAAAATGGCTATAGATACTAATCAGATTATTATAGATGATTTAGATTTTTCTGTTAGTTCTAATAGGGGTGATGAAAGATCAGAGGATAACCCAGAATCCCAATTAGAAAGATAATAAAAAACATTAAAGATTTATATTTTTTTAAATTTTAGATATTTATTAATAAAGAATAAAAAACAACAATAAAAAAAAGAAATTATGGCAGATTTATTAATGAGAATGCCGGTTCCTTATGAACCATTAAGAAAGAATAGATGGATTCTTAGATTTCCTGATGATTTAGGTATTCAAGAATGGTGGATTTCTACTGCAAGTAGACCTAAATACACTAGTGATGAAGTATCAATACCATTTTTAAATACTGAGACGTATGTTATCGGTAGATTTAGATGGGAAACAATCTCTGTTACATTTAGAGATCCTATTGGTCCTTCTGCTACACAAGCATTAATGGAATGGGTAAGATTACACTCTGAATCTGTAACTGGTAGACAAGGATATGCGGCAGGTTACAAAAAGAATGTAGAATTAGAAATGTTAGACCCTACAGGTGTTGTAGTACAAAAATGGATTTTAGAAGGAACTCAATTAAATGACGCGGACTTTGGTGGTTTGGATTATAGTTCTTCTGACTTAGCAGACATTACATGTACATTAAGATTTGATAGAGCAATTAACGTATTCTAAATCAAACTAACATATATAATATTAAAAGTCGCTTTATGCGACTTTTTCTATGCTTTTAAATATTTATTTAAAAACCTTTAAGAATGAAAATTATTATTTCCGAAATGCAGTATAAAAATGTTTTTGATATCGATGGTTTGGTTGTTCAAGAACAAGCGGGGAAAAAAGAAGTGGGAAAAGTCGCATATAATTTTTTAAATCCAAAAATAGATATAACAAAAAGTAATTGGCTTAAAAATACTAATTTTCAACCTGTAAAACCAACCCAATTAAAATTAAATAGTGTACCACCTGATTTAAACGTTTCTTTAACTGAAAAATTATTAAAATTCGGACCTAAAGGAACAGAAATACCTGATCCACCAGAATTTAAAATAGATCCATGTGTACCAAGAGAGATGCACGGATACCCCGCCCCTGAAGGTTGGGATTGGTGTAATCATTATTCAAGATCTGACTCCTATATGGGTAATCTTGTTACCACTTATTATTCTAACGATAAGAAAATAGTTGTAAGCGACGCAATTCCAAAAATTGATATTAGAAAAATT